CATATTCAAAACGCTACTGGGGATTTATATGTAGAAAATTTAGCCGATGATAAAGATGTAATATTTAGGTCAGATGATGGAAGTGGTGGGTTTATTGAGTATCTTAGATTAGATGGTGGAGACGTTAGAATGTACGCGTCAAGAGAAATTAGGTTTGTTGATGGAGTTGCTTCTAAATATGGTGATTCTGGTGACTTAGAAATATACCATGATGGCACAAATTCTCATATAAAAAACGATACTGGGATTTTAAATATAAATAATGACGATATAAGATTTAAAACATCTGGTGATGAGACATCGCTTAGAGCAGTTGCAAATGGAGCTGTTGAATTAATGTATAATAATAGCACCAAAATAGCAACAACAAATACAGGAGTTAGTGTAACTGGCGCGATGACAGCTAGTGGAGAAGTAACTGCTTTCTCTGATGAACGACTAAAATCTAATATAGAAACATTAGATGGCTCTAAAGTTTACGATATGAGAGGTGTTAGCTTTACAAAAGATAATAATAAAGGTAGTGGTGTTATAGCACAGGAGTTAGAAAAAGTAGCACCAGAATTAGTAAACAACGACAGTGAATATAAGTCTGTAGCGTATGGTAACATTACAGGGTATTTAATTGAAGCTATTAAAGATTTAAAAGAAGAAGTTGAAGATTTAAAAAAACAATTAAAAAATAAATAATGCCAACATTTGCAGAAAATTACAGGACAGCAGATTTAACATTTGATGATAATGGTATTTATTGGGTCAATCCCGAAAACGATGAGACCTATCAAGTAATGATGGATTGGGAACAACCTATAATGGATAAGATGGCAGAGTTGTGTGTAAATGAAGGAGATGATGTATTAGAAATAGGTTTTGGTATGGGTATATTATCTGATGCAATACAATTAAAAAAGCCTAAATCACATACTATAGTAGAGTGTCATAAAGATATTATACCTAAACTGAAGGCATGGGCTGAAGACAAACCTAACGTTATTATAATAGAAGGTTTGTGGATTGAGGTATTAGATAAGTATGGTAAATACGATTGTATATTACAAGACACTTATGGAGATGAATATAGACACGCTCTAAGACCTATTGTAGAAAGACACGCAAAATCTACTTGTAAAGTAACTTATTGGAATAATGATTCAGACTTAGGGTTTGATGAAGTAGAACATCATGAGGTTTCTATCAATCCCCCAGACAATAAATACTACACAAAAGATATATATAAAGTACCACTTGTAAATTTTAAATCATGACTTTACCAGCATCAGGAGCGTTATCAATGGGCGCTATAAATACAGAGTTAGGAAGAACTAGCAACACAGCTAATACGAAACTATCAGAGTTGTCTGATGGCACTCATGGTACTATAAATATTACTAATTTAAATGATAATAAGTCTGATGCAACCGCACCACATAATATAGGTGCATTTTATAAATATGAACATAGTGTTACGTTAGGAACTACACCTGCTTCTTTTTCAGAATTTTCTACAAGTTCTCATAGTAGTGCAGGAACAATAACGGTTACACATGCAGAATATTCTACATTTTATGTGTCTTCAAAACCTAGTTGGGTAACAATTACATCTGGTAATGAAGGAAGTAGTTTAAAAGACACAGGAGATGGAAATGTAACATTTAATGTTGATGCTAATAGTGGAAGTGCTAGAAGTGGTAACATAGTAGTTACATTTGATGTAGGAACAACTGGTGGTGGATTAGGTGATGCAAATTCTACAACTACAAGGTCTACTGCTGTAAGTCAAGCTGGTACTTCTGGAGGAGGAGGCGGAGGCGGTGGTGGCGGCGGTGGTCGTGGTAACGCTGCTCCATAGATTACATAGTTGTTCTTGTAACAAAAGGTATTTAACCTTTTTAGGTTATTTTTGTTAAAATTAAATTTATAAAATTATGGCATTAGAAGGAGCATACTCTTGGAAAGGTCTTGACATTGCAAAAGCATATGTTAAAATCAATAGTGTAAACTGGTCTTGCGGTAGCAATCGAGTTACAAGTGAAAAAACACCTGCTAAATATAACGAAGATGGAACTATTAAAAGTGAAGCTGTTATGGAAACTAAGTGGGTACAAAACGCTTATGGTAACTGGAATGCAAATGTATATAAAGACAAAGCATCTAGAGACAGCAAACCAAATGAATGGATTTGTTCAGTAGGTGGTTCTGTTGAAATGGACGTTAAAGCAAGTGCTAAAAATCCAGTTGTACAGGCATATACTGCAATGAAAGCAGACGATACTTGGAAAGAGTACAAAGACGTTTAGTAAATGAACAAGTCTGAGAAAGATAACTTAAAGTTAATTGAGTATCAGGTTGAACAAATATTTGTAGAAATAAAAGCTATAAAGCAAAGTAACGATGTTGCCCATAAAGAGGTAAAAGACGACTTACGCTTTATTAAGAATAATTTGTTTGACCCAAAGGAAGGGTTATGGTCTGAGGTTCAAGCAAACACAGAATTTAGAAGAGACACTACTAAGTGGAGAACGGGGATTGGTTTGGGTGTCTTTGGTTTAATTGGTAAATACATATACGATATATTTAGATGAAGCAAATAGAAGAATTAGGAGATAAAACAATAGGTATAGACATTGATGGTGATAAAAAGCCAGATTTTAAAATTGATGTAAAAAGCATTGCTATTGTTATAGGGTTTATTATATCTGGTACTATGGGTTATAATAATCTTAAGCAAGAGATAGAATTAGCTAAAGAACTACCTGCTTATGAAGTAAAAGAAACATCTGATGGTTTGCTGTTAAAACAAAAAGTTCAATATCTTGAAAAAGAAATAGAAAAGTTAGAAGATAAGGTTAATGACTTGGAAAATAAAGTATATAAAAGATGAGAAAATTAATTTTAATTATATTTTTATTTTTTGGTCACGCAAGCTATAGTCAACGTTATGCGAGCAGTAGTCAAGAAATAAGAGTTATACAAATCAACGCAAAGTGGAATCAAAAAAACACATTATACTTAGATAATTTAAAAGGTTGTAAATACGAGTACGCTTGGTTAGAAGAACAACCTAACAATCTTAAAAGTCAAATTAAATCTGTTCCTGTAATATTAATCTGGTTAGATGGTAAAAGAGTAAAAACTTACCAAGCTGGATTAGATTTTAAATTACCCGTAACGAAAGATAATATACAAGAATATATAAACCAACTTAAAAAATAATGACAAAAATTAGTGAAGACACAGAAGTTAAATTAGACCTTAAAACAATCGGCATATTAGTTGGTGGTGTAATATCACTAGCTAGTATGTGGTTTACTCTACAAGGAGAAATACAAGAACTTAACAATAAAATAGACAACTTTAGTAGTGAAGAGTTTGTACAAAAAATGGAGTTTCAGTTAAAAGATGAACTTGTTAGGTCAACTATTATACAAATAGAAAAATCAACAGATGTGTTAAAAGAGGATATACTTGATAATAAACAATCAATAAAAGAATTAGAAGACAAAGTTTATAAAAGATGACACATCTTGTTTATATTTTTTTATTAGCATTAAACACTATAACATTTAAAATAGACGGTCTTACATGCAGTATGTGCTCTTTAAGTGTACAAAAAAGTTTAGAAAAAATTTACTTTGTAGAAAGTGTTGATGTAGATATAGAAGAAGTTACTTACGAGGTTAATTTTGTAAAAAATAATTATATTGATTTTTTTGCTTTGCAACACGCTGTAGAAGATGCGGGTTTTACAATTCAAAAAGAATCAGTAAATGTAAATACTAAAAACACAAACGAGTTTTGGCAAAATAGTAATTACATAATATGGAAAAATGAATAATTTATGGTAGAAGAGTCAATGTATACACTTTTTATGGTGTCATGTATTTTTATATTTTGTTTGACTGCCATGAATAAATACTTTAAAGATGATTAATAAACTGATAAAAAAATACAACGAATTAGATTTCAAAGAAAATGTACATTGGATGATTATGGCAATAGCAATATTAGGAATAGTATTAGCTTTTGTTATGAGAAATAATGGATATATGGGCGGAGAAAAAAACAAAATAGTTGATTCCTCTGCTGTTATTGTTGACACATTAAATATTAAATAAATGGCTAAAGTAAGTTGGTTATGGGGTGGAAAAAGGTACTATGGTACTAAAATACGTGAGACTAAAACACATATTTTTGCTCGTACACATAACAATAAAATAAAGAAGATTAAGAAAAAGTAATGTCTGGAAAAAAAAAGAGAGGAGACAGGCGATTAGCACGTGCTGGTGTGTCTGGGTATAATAAACCTAAAAAAACTCCTAATCATCCTAAAAAATCACATGTTGTGGTTGCTAAAGAGGGCAACAGAATAAAACTTATTAGGTTTGGTCAGCAAGGAGTAAGAACAGCAGGCAATAGAACAGATGCTAAATCTAATGCTAGGCGTAAAAGTTTTAAAGCTAGACATGCTAAAAATATCAAAAAAGGCAAAATGTCTGCTGCTTATTGGGCTAATAAAGTAAAGTGGTAATGACAGATAATCAAAAAGACAAAGGTAGAGTTATAACACTTTCTATTTTAATAGTAATATTATTGGTAGGCATGTGTTCGAGTTGTGCTAGTGTATTATATGATTCAAATAGAGTAATAGTAACGCATGTCCTAGCATTAACAAACTCAGGCGATACAGTAAAAATAAAAATACAAGACATACAGCCACAAAGAATGTACAATGTAGTTGGATATGATTTTGTAAGATGGAATGATAATAGATATTATGTGCCTCATTACGATAGACGCTATGATTATAGGTATGAAGACAGCAGATGGAGGTATTACGGAAATCATACTGGCAGTTTTGGTTATATAACGCCAAACCCTAACACAAACAACAATACGCCAATAGTAGTAAGTAGTCAAACAACAGGGGGAGGTGATGCGCCAATAGCAAGTAATCCTGTAACGTCAGGAGGTGGAAGTTCAAGGGGTAAAAACAATTAGATGCGTAAAATATCAGGATTTTCTGTAAGAGAAAAAAAAATTATAAAAAGAAAAGGAATACATTCTAAAAATTTAAGTAGAGGTAAACACGCTTCTAATAAACAATACAAAAAATCTTACAACAGACAGGGTCGCTAAGTAAGTAGGGTTTAAGCTAATCTGCAAGGATTTATCAAATACTCTGAGTAAATTTGTTACAAACAATTGAATTATGTTAAAAAACAAAAAAATGAAAGTAATAGACATTCAGGCTCTAGGTATAGCTTTGATGTCATTCGAAAAAGCTGCTGAAGGGCAGGGAATTAGTGCTAAACTTGGTTATAAAATGGCTAGGTTTAGAGATGAAGTTGCTAAAGTTTCTGAAACTATAGAGAAACAAAGGCAAGAGATTTTTAAAAAACATGGTGAGGAAAATGACGGGCAAGTAGAGATTCCTAAAAAAAATGTAGAAAAGTTTCAAAAAGACTTAACTGCATTTTTGAATCAAGAAGATGAAGTAAAAGTGTTATCCGAGCCAGTTAAAATAGATGAATTTGGTGATATAAAATTGCCACCAAGTTTTATGAATGTATTTAAAGAGTATATAGAAGAATAAATGGCAATTAAAATTGATGAATTACATGATTTTATACGAGGCACTATAAAGAAAAATTATGGTGGATTTGTTTCTCCTAGCGATATAGATAGAGCTGTAAACAGAGCTTCGTTTGATTTATTTGATTCATTAGTTGAAAGTTATAAAAAAACTGAAGAGTTTGATTATGACCATTTATTTCTAAAAAGATTTAATATATCAGTAGCTACGTCTGATAACGGTGTAGCTACTTTACCTTCCGATTATAGTGTAGGAGTTGGTTTTTATTATAAAGATTCCAGCAATAATTTATATGAAGGTAATTTACTAAAGTGGGATACATTTATGGACAGAAATCGTTCATCTATATCGCCGCCAGTTATCAACACATCAACATCCGAATACCGACCTATAGGGACGATATATGATAATAAAGTAGAGTTTGCTCCTAGACCTAGCAGCGGTTCACACAATTTTGTATTAGTGTATTTTAAAGAACCAAGAAAAGCTGTATATGGGTTTACAGACAGTAATGGAGTTATAACTGTAAACAGAGGTACTTGTACAGATTTAGATTGGGACGAGCGTTCTTTTTCAGATATAGCTTCGAGGGCTTTAACGTATTTAGGTTTTCCTATAAGAGATGCTAACTTAGCACAATTTGAAAGTGTAATAGATACTAACCAGGTAAGAGATGTCAACAACTAAGAAAAAAATTGCAGAACAAATACAGCGTAATTATGCTAGATATTTAGACAAAGAAAACATTGTCGGTACTAAAGAGTCTTTAGATTCTAGAGAATTACATTTAATGATAGAACAGTCTATCAACAAAATATTAAGAGTACAAACATTTGAAAGGTTTAGAGAAGGGTATGTAGATATACCAAGATGTAATATTATAAAATACGCAAATCAAACTGTTACATCAGATTCAAGTAACAGCAGGGCAACTGTAGCTTTGCCAGCAATACCTTTAAGTTTACCTATGGATATGGGAGTGTGGTCTATTACTAAATATAACGACATAACCACAACATACATTCCTATACCTTCACAAGATTTTCATGTTATGGACATAGCTTTTTCATCATTAAACACACAAAGCTCTGGTTTAAATGCTTCATATTTAGAACAGCAGGTAGGATATTACGTACAAGGTAAGTCTATACATTTTACAAAAGATATAACGCAATCTGCATTAGGGTCTGTTACAGCTGTAGATTTATACTTATTAGTTTCAGATATGTCTAAGTTTACTGACACAGAAGTACTTCCTGTAAACCCAGAGGTAGAGGCTGAGGTTATTGACGACGTTTTTGCGCGTATAAATAATGGAAGAATATCACAATTAGAACTGAATACAAAACATGAAAACGATAACGCTTGACCATATAGTTAGAAACTCTTTATTAGAAGCACAATTACCTTTGCATTATTATTTAAGGTTTTTGCATTTTGGTATAAGACAACTAGAAGAAATAAATTACGACAACCCTATAAATGTAAAAAGAAGTGAATTAACAGTAACTAATTATAAAAGAGCAATACTGCCTTCTGATTGTGTAGATGTTGTAGAGGTATACTTAAAATACGGCGAACATGTTTTGCCAATGTCGCAAGACCCTAACTTAAACACTACACAAAAGTTTGATTCTAATGGTAACAAAATTGCGTATGATGACCCTTCTACTACTACATATGATACGTTACTTGTTTTTAATGCCACACATCCTTTTGGTTACACTAACGACCACGGAGAGCACACAGGTAGGCATTATGGTTCTATACCAACACAAAAGCAATCTTACGTATTAGATTACGCAAACAGCGAGTTAGTATTTGACAACGCTGTTGACGTAACAGAAGTAACAATAACTTATGTCAGCAACGGAGTATCTACCTCTGCAGCTAACGTTGTGCATCCATACGCACAAGATACAATAGAAAAATACATACACTATTGTAGATATAAAAATTCTATGTCAGCGTTAAATAAAGTTGCTTTAGCAAAACAAGAATATGTAAATGCAAAAAGAAAATTAAAATCTAGATTAAACGCTATGACTTACGCAGATGTACTAAGAATAATGAGACAAGGCGTACATGGCTCAATTAAAAATTAATGGAAAAGGATGTATTTGTACCTAATGGCGGACTTAACCAAGACATGGAAGAATTTTTCTTGCCTAAAGGAGATTATATTGATGCAAAAAATATAGTTATAGATGCAGGAAATAAAGGAGGAGCGTCTGCAATAAAAAAAATAGAAGGAGTTGCTAGTGTAGATTCATATTCAGGAACTATCAAAGCTGTTACAGAAACTAAAGAAGTTATATATTTTGTAACAAGACATGGCAACACGGCTAGAATTTATAAACTAGCAAATAGCAAAGTCACAGAATTGTTAAATTATCAACACTCTATATTAGTTGCGGATGACTTTTCACCAGACATCAAAGTCTTAGGCGATGTTGTAGTTTGGAATTACTACAAAGGAGGAACTCCTTTAAGTTGGTATTTTGGTGGGTCAAGACCTGGTGGAAACATTCCGCCAGAAAGAATTAAGTTTGCTAAACAGACACCTAATTTTATATTTAATATAACAAAAAATATTGCAAGTACAACTGCTAAAGATTTTTTAGAGCAAAACGATTTTCAATTTGCTGCTACATATAAGTATGATAGTAATGAAATGTCAGCTCTTGGTCCTATATCTATATGTTTCAAAGCAGAGCCTAATGTATCTACATATACAATAAACAAAACCATAACTAATAAACCATTATACGCTAAAGAGTTAGATTTATATGCTAGAGTAGGGAATGCAGGTGTTTTTAGAAGAATACATACTTTTGATATATCTGATGATATATATAACGACAGAACAATTTTAACTAGCTTTACATGGAGTGGTCAAACTTACGAAGCATTAGATTCTACAATAAGTGGTAAATTATTTGATAACATACCTGTAGAAACAAAAGCTATTGAGGTTGCTGATAATAGAATATTTTTAGCAAACAATCAAGATGATTATGTTAATGACGCAACAGGAACTATAACTATATCTATACCATCAGATAATGGATACGAGTTACCAACTACATCAGGAACTATAAAAAATTATTTTTCTTCTAGCAACGTCACAGAGGCAGGTGTAAATTCTACAGAAGACGGCACGGCAAACTTTAAAGCTTTTGCAAATAACTCAGAATACGCTGTAGGTTATGCTTTTTATGACGACGCTATGAAAACTAGAGGCGTAGAATCTACAACTACATTTCAAACTAATGATTTTGCATATCCTATTATACCCACAGTACAACTAACTTTAGATAAAAGTTCTAGTGAATGTTTTCCTAGCTGGGCTAAATACTTGCAAATACTGTATAGTAAAAATTTAAACAAAACCTTTTTTTATGAAGGTTATGCTTCTGCGTTTTGGTTTGAGTTACAAGAAGAAGGTCTAGCTGACCCTTTCTTTACAAATCAAACAAGAACTACATTTGAAACTCGTAAAGTTTTGAAATTAAACATAAATGATAATGATTTAAAAAATGTTAAGTTTTTAGTAATTAGTTTGATGGGAATGTTTCGTGATGAAAAACCATATAATTATCAAGACGGCGACAGAATAAGAATAAATTTAGTTTCTAACTCAAGTGCTTCTGACAATATATTAGACATGCAAATATCAGGTCAAGTAGGAGCTTTGCTATATGTAGAATACACAGGCGGTTCTATAGATTTACAAAATGCCTTTTCATATCCAGAAAAAAACTTTTTTGAAATATACACACCTAAAGAAATAGCAGAAGATGAAAATTTAATATTTTACGAAAGTGGAACTTTGCTATCTGTAGATGATTTTGACGCAGCAGGAAATTACAACATAACACAAAGAAGTGGTGTTGGTGATTCTATACCTAATCAACAACCACTAGGAGATTCTATATTTGAAAAACTAGATTTACTAACGTACACAGAAGCTCCATTTGAAGACACTGTAAATGTAGCTTCTAGTGAATCAGCAGCAGGCGCTATTGTTACTACTAGAAATTCTGGAACTAATATACTTAACAAATTTTACTCATCAACAACTACACAAGGCTCTATAACAGGACCAAGTTACACAGGTTCTTTTTTAAGTTTTGTTGCAGGTTCAGATTTAGCCAAAAGAACAACACATGATAACACTAACGATTCTTTACAATTCAACAATAGTATTAAAATTTCAGATAACACATCATCTAATACCGTCAAATTAATATCTGGTAAATTAAGATTACAGCTGTCTATTTCTAACGGAACATTAAATAATTTAAATTTTGTTACAACTATAACGTTGTTTCATGTAGATTCTGACGGCACAGAAGTAGCTATAGGCACAGCATACTCCACAACATGGACTAACAATGGCAACACTGTATCATCTTTAAGTACTGCCTCTACAGAAATAAATTTTGCTTCCTCGAACCATACTTTTGGTAATTTATCTAGCGGCAGTATTAATAAAGACATAGATTATAATGATAAACTTAGAATTAAAGTATCATCTACTATTGCCTACACAGTTACTCCGTTTTCAGGAAGTACCGCTACAGTTACTAGCTCTGCTTCTACAAGCGCAGACCCAATACAACTGCAAGTAAATCATGACTATAGAGCTGTTACTACCAGCATAGTGTTTGATAACGATGCAGCTGTGCAAGATGGTGGCGACTTTTTAATAAGAACTACATCTAAAGCTAAAAGAAAATTATTTTGGAATACATCTATAGGTAAACCAAACATACGTTCTATAGAAAAAAATATAGCAAGAAAAATAAATAACATAAGGTACGGTGGCAAGTTTGTACAAGGAACTAACATAAACGATATATCTTCATTTTTTATATTAGACAGAAAAGACGTGCCACATGAAAATGGTGCTATACAGATATTGCAAAAAACTTCTAAGCTACAAGCAGAGGGGCAAGTTATGTTGTGTATATGTGATAACGAAACATCATCTATATATTTGAATGAAAGAATATTATCTGATGGGGCTGGTAATTCTCTTATTGCTGCATCTGGTAAAGTATTAGGTACAGTAAGAAATCTAAAAGGTAGTTATGGTACAGCAGATAGAAAGTCTGTCGTCCAATACAAAGGGAATGTGTTTTGGTGGGATTCTAAAACAAAAAACATAGTTAGATATAACAGAAACGGACTAACACCAATATCAGATTTAGGTATGAAAAAATACTTTAAAGCAAGAACAGAAAATCCTGTAAGTTACATATTACCAGAATACGATATGTATGTAATAGATTTTGGAACTAATAAAGCTGTAGGTTTTAATAATAGAAATGGCAGATGGGTTTCTTTTTATAACGGAGCTGTAGACATGGCAATACACATGAACAACGAAACGTTTTATTTTAAAACAGAATCTATAAAAAAAACATCTAGTTCTAATTACGATACGTATGTAGATGGTCAATCAAGTGAAGGATTTATACAGTACAAGTTAAACGCACAAACGCCAGTAGCTTTAGAAAATATGACTATATTACAAAACGGTGGAGACTTTGTAGATTACGCACAAACTAACAACATTAAAAGCGGTGTGTTAGAAATACTAATAGAAAACGAAAATGGACAAACAACTACACTATTAGACGCTAATTTTATGTTAGATAACAAATACATGTTTGCACACATTTTAAGGGATTCTGGGTCAGCTGGAGGACTTGTAAACGGTGATTTTATGATTGGTTCTAACAATAAAATAAAATTAAGACTTAAAGATATTAACGACACAACTAATGATTATAAAATTAATGCTGTATCAGTAGGTTACAATAACTCTGCAGGACACACATTATAATAAAAAAACGTTTAATTTTGAACAGATAAATTATGCCCTTTGGAAGTTTAACAGGAACACAACAACAACAAAATAAAAAAAACAATATGGACCCGACTGTAGCAGCAAGTTTGATAAATAAAGGCGTGGGGATGTTTGGAGGTTTATTCAGTGGTTTAGGTGAAAATGCAATGCTTAAAGCTATGATTCCTGGTATGCAACAAAATTTAGCACAACTAGGAATATACGGTAAAGAAAACATTGGCATGAGAGAAAAAGCTTACGGCGGTTACGGTAACCTAGTTGATTTGAATACAGACCCAACAAGAAACGCCATGCAAGCTGCTACTAATATAGCTACAGATAATGCTTTAATGGCATCTGGCGGTAGAGTAGAAGGCTCACAAATGGCTTTTGATGAATTAGCAGAAGCTAGAGCAGAAGGCGCAGGTTTAACAAGAAGAAGTGTAGGAGATACAACTGACGTGTTACAAAGCACTGCATTACGTAATGTGCTAGACAATAGAACACTGTCAAGAATGGGAACTGATTTTGCAAGACAAGGTCAAGCAAACCAGATGGCTGCAAATCAAAACTTACAGTCTGCTTTCCAAAATCAAGCGCAAGTAGAAAGAAGTTTAGCGTTAGATGAAATGAGAGCTGAAAGAGAAAAACAAATGTTAGGCATACAAGGTCAATTAGGTATAGCAGACGCAACGTTTGATTTAAACATGGCAAAGTTACAACAACAAGGCGCTATAAATCAAACACAAGCACAAAGGAAGGGTGCGTTTTTAAGAGGTTTAGGTCAAGGCTTAATGAGTTAATAAATGTCTAGAGAGTACTACATATACAATCCTAAAGAATTAATAAATCGAGCTACACGTGGTATAGAACAAAGTGTTGCACAGGGCACTAGTGGTATTGGAGAATTATTGGGAGATGCTATAAAAACTAAAGCTGCGAACGAAGAGCTCAATAAAAGAAACAACGAAACATTTTTGTCTAATATAGATGGACTATTACAACAAGCAGACGCTAACAATATAGAACTTATAAGAGGTAGGGTTGATGGATTAAGAAGTTTTGCTGAAAAACATTTCGAGAATGGCGGTAAGGTAGAAGACAGTGAGTTTATGAACGAAGTTAGAAACAAAACTAGAGAAATAAATAACATAGGTCTTAATAGTAAATTAGCTAATAACATTATATCTAATACTATGAAGTCTTTAACCAATCATATAAAATCTGGTGTTATAAGGTCAGGCGTTTTTGAAAACGTGTTAGCGTTAAATACTGATGAAGATGTTTTATTAAACTTAAATCCAGAGCAATTAAGGCAAAGAATAGATGAAGTTGTAAATAATCACATAGACTACGAAACTCCATCTATTTCTTTTTTACATACAAACAGAGGTATGCCAATTAATTCAGATAACATAGAAACAGAAACAGAACGTGATGGTAAATTTGACTATGAGTACAAAAACACAAACAAAGGACATTCTAATTTTATGGATAAATCTACAGGTAAATTGCGTTCAGATTTATCTGGTTATATAGGAGGTTTGTATCAAGAAAAAATAGGTACTTATATACCATTAGCAGAACGTAAAAAAGCTGGTGTAGGTGTTTATGACATGTACCAAATGATAGCTGACAAAGCTATTGAAGATTACGAAAGAATAAGATATACCGAAGGCTTTCAAGGGGCGCAAACAGATAATGTCTTTGAAAAAATAGGCATAATGTTATCTGGTCACAGTTATTTTGATGAAACAAATCAAATTGTAAACAACGAAAGACAACTTGTAAGTAAAACAGAAAGAACAGACCAAGATTATTTAGATACGTTACCAACAGAAGAAGAAGGCTTTACATATTTAGGTATGGATTTTGATTCTAAACCAACAGAAAAAGACAAAAAGAGAGCTGCGTTAAATGTTGTAACGCCTGCATTTAGTAACATACTTGTGAAAAGCGCAAATAGAGAAGAATTATCACAAGGCGAAAATCAAGATTTAAATTCTATAAGAGAATTGATAGATGCAAGCACAGATGCTAACACAGAATCGTATTCTGGGGAAGAGCTTATAAATAATGTTTTTGCTGGTGATAAAAGATTAGATGCTTATTTATTTCCACAAGTAGAAAAAAAGGCAGGTAGCAATATAAGAATTGAAGATTCAGATATTTCTAAAGCTAACAAACAAAAAATTAGAGAGTTAGCAAACGAAGTAGAAAAAGAACCTACAGGTATTTTTACAAGTGCAAGGTCACATGAAGATAACATGGGTATAGTACAAAAAGCTATAAACAAAGGTGATATAAGCGGTGATGAAATACTTAAAATGTTAGGAATAGCAGAAAACACTACGTATCAACCGAATGATGAATACATATTATTTGAACCAACTAAAGGTGGTTTGGAAAATGAAATAGTTAATTTAACACGTAGCACACCAGAACTAATGACTTCTATATTAAGTAAATACACAGATGAAGCATCGTTGATAAATTTTGCTGAAAGCATATACAATAGAACATACAAAAATGTAAATACAGGAGACAAAAAAGCCCCATTATTTGAAGAGGACTAAAGAATATGAAACACCATGATAGAAAACAAAAATTTTCAAAAAATATATGATGTTTTAAAGTCTCAATTTGATATAGGTACATTAGAACAATTCAAAGAAAAAATGAACGACGCCAATAATAGAAGGCGCGTTTATGAAACGCTTGGTACAGCATATGACGTAGGCACATACGAAGAGTTCGAAAATAAAATAGGATTACAACAAGAAGAAACAAACGAAGCACCATACAGAAGATTCGAGTCAAATGATGTTGTAGACACACCTTTAGAAAAAGTAGAATATTATAATCCTTTTGAAAAAGAAGCGTATGAATTTAGTAAAACAATAAATAAAAACGTTTTTAAAACACCTACCATAACGCAAATCAAAAGACTAAAGGATGGTAACTTTTTAGAAAGAACTGACAACGAAGGAAACTTGATAAGAGAAAGTCATCGCATGGTTGCTGACATAGACCCTGTAAGTAAAAAACCTGTAGTGTTTCCTACACTGTATCCTAAAGTAGAAAGTCCTACAAATGACCCAGAAGATTGGATTTCTTTCGATGATAACGAAGAAGCTATACAGTATGCTAAAGATAACGATGAATTGTATTTTGGTTTAAATACATCTACAGGAGACATACCATTTAAAAATTTAAAAGAAGCGAATGAGTACGCTACTAACGGATACAAAAAATTACAAACATGGAAAGAGCATTATGATGGATTGTTAAATTACATGGAAAAAAATCCTAAAATAACCACAGAAATGCGTAAAGCTACCGAGCGTGGTATTATAAGAAGACAGAAATTAAACGCAGTAAAAGAAGAAGCGTTAAAAAATTATAAAGAAGGTAATTTTGACAATACTATAGTCAAAGTAGGAGGGTTGTTAAAAGACGCTGTTGTTCATGATTTGTTTTTTAACTCTATAGGCTCTTTAGCTGCAGACATAGAAAATTTTATAGGTGGAACAGACAACATATATAGTTTTTTAGACAACGTAGCAGAAACAAAAGAACAAAAAGATTTAGTTAAATTTTATACAGAAGCATATAAAAGAAAAGGTGTTATACCAGACGCAGAAGTAGAAAAATTATTAAAAGACGGTATTTTAAATAACATAACAAACGGTATAGATGATGTTGTAAATAAAGGTGACTTTGGAACATTAACATTAGGTTTTAATGCGCTAGGCACACAAACATTAAGAGCTATACCAACGGCTGTAGCTATAATGTATACTGGCGGTAGAGTAGGTTCATCTAGATTTTTAAAAGGATTGAGTAGCTCAAATAGATTGCGTGCTGGTACACTAATATCTGCTACGCCATACGGTTATTCACACTCTGTATTAGATGAATACAGACAAGATAAAAACGTATCTGGTGGAGACAGGTTAGAAAGTTTTGCTAGGGGTTTGATAGAAGGGTTGACAGAAATAATGGGAGTTACAGCTAATAAAGCTTTTACTAAAACTATAACAAAAAAACAAAGACAAGATTTAGTAGACGCATATTTAAAACCTATGAGGGTGAATGTAGGAAGAGCTGCAGGTGAAGAAGGTCTTGAAGAATACATAGCGTCTATAGGAAATGGTTTAGTAGACATAGTTGCAGACGGAGCAGACCCATTTAAAACATTACAAAAAAGACACAGAGAAGGTTTAGACCAATTTTTTGTTGGTGTAGGAGCAGGTACATTAATTTCTGGTGGAGCTAGATTATTGTCGAATAGAACTGATATGTTTGATAATCAAGATTTGATGCAAGAATTAGATTTTATTAATGATGCTATTAATGACGAGACATTATCAGAAACAAGCAAAAACAAATTAAGAGAAAGAAAGAAAAAAATAACTATAGATTACATAGACAGATTTTCAGAAAAATTAGTTGCTTTTAATAGCTTAGAACAAAAAGACATAGACAAAGGATTAGACAAAGCTGAAGAACTAAAAGACCTTATGGTGTACACGTCTGAACTAAATGAGATAAAAAAAAGAACAGGCAAAAAATCATTTGACAAAACCATAAAAACTAACAACGAAAAAATTACACAGTTAAGAAAAGAAATAGACGAAATAACTTCTAAAGGCGCAGCTGCAAAAGTGCAAAAAACTATAGACGAAAAAACAGAAACACCAACGGTAGTCAACGAGCAAGTAGAAAAAGAAAAAGAAGTAGCAGAAATATCTTTTGACGCAAACACAGCTAATGAGGCTAGTGAGTATGTAAAGGAGACAGGGTTTGGTAATTTACTAGATGGTATATCTAATTTATTAAAAGCCACAAAAGAACTTACAGCTAAAGATTTACCTTTTAAAATAAACTTTTATAATTCTAATAAAAACTTTGCTAGTGTATCATCTAAAAAAGTTACAGAAAAAACAGCAGCTAAAATAGGTGGTAGATATGATGAAACAACAAACACTGCTCATATTAACTTAGAAGCCCTTAGAGATTTAGACCCAACACAGGCAAAGGTAACATTGTTGCATGAGGTTATACATCCTATAGTAGAAGAAGTTATAGCAGCCAATACAACTGGCTTGAAAACTATGGCAGAGTTTGCACTTAAAGACAAAGGAATCGCAGAGTTTGTAAAAGGTCTCAAGACAAAAAATCAAGAAACATTAGATAAAGAAGCCGTTACAGAATATCTCGCAAGAGTTGCGTCAGGTGATATACAACCTACTCTCACTACTATTGAGAGTTTTAAACAATCTGTTATAAACGCGTTAGACTCTATAGGCATAAAACTCCCACAAAGTCTTGACTTTCAGATAGATACGGAACAAGATTTTAAAAACTTTGCGTCTAGATTAGGAAATACTCTTAAGAGTGGGAGAGTCGTAAGAGCGGGCGTAAGAGTACCAGAAGGTCAGGAAAAAAAATCTGGTCCTGAGAGTATGCGAATTGCTACTGATGGTAATATAGAGTTTGAGGATGGTGGTAAAAAAGTAGAAAATTTTTTTGACGAAAAGCGTTTAGATAAAACGCAAGAAGATGATAAGCTGCGTGATTTAACAAATAGTGAAGATTTTAAAAAATGGTTTGCGGGGTCTAAAATTACAGACAAAGATGGAAACCCATTGGTTTTATATCACGGCTCAACTGCTGACTGGTATAAATACGACATAACAAAAGCTGGTAATACTGGACTGGATTACTTCGGTCCTGGGATTTACACTACACCAGATACAAGAATAGCAAATATATTTGCAGGTGAAAGAGAAGGTGAGACTGGTGGTTCTGTATATCCTTTATATGTGTCTGTAAAAAATCCTATAATAGTAGAATCTTCTAATACACCAGAAACTAAATTTACGGAAGAACAGATAGATTCTTTAATTACTAATTCACCTAATTTAGAAGCTACAATAGACAATCAAGTAGAGTTTGTCAATTTTATTAAAGATGCCATACAGCAAGAGTTTAATGAAGGCGCAAGAATGTCTAGAGAACAGCAAGCGATAAAAAACGATTTATTGCAAAACGCTAACAACATAAATGATATGTATAATGACTTGCAAAACACTGATAAAACAGACGCAGATTACAGCTCTGCAATGCAATCATATACACCAGATATAATTAGTTTTTATCAAAATTTAAGCAACGCAACATTAGAAACTGGTTTACCAGAAATAGACAACATAGCTAATAATGCAGTAGAGTTTATGAAACGAATAGATTTTGGGTTCTATAGATTACCTAGTAAATTAGAAAAAGACGTAGATGGTTCTTATACATTAAAACCATCAGTAAGTTTTGGTAAAAAAGAAAACACAGAATCTATAAAACGTTTTCATAAAGCATTAAATGATATAGGGTATGATGGTATACTAGCTGATGAAATACTCAAGTCTGACGGCACTGTAAAAGACTTTAGAGTTGTAGTAGCTTTTAGCCCTAATCAAATTAAATCTATATACAATACAGGTAAATTTAATTTAGCTTCTGATAATATATTAAACAGAGAACTTGCAAAACCAACAGAACAAAAAGAAACTAAAAAAGAAGAAACACCAACTATAGTAACACAACCAGAGGAAGTAGATGAAATGTTTAGAATACTAACAGAAAAACAAACTAAAGCTTTTTATCATAGGTCATTAAAATACAGAAAGAACGCTCCTGTAGTACCAGGTTCTTGGGCGTCTGCATTTAATATACAAAGAGGGTTAATAGAAAAATACGTCAGAAAAACAGCTGCAGTAAAGTTTGGGGAGTTTACAGAAGATATAGAAATACTTGCTAGATATAACTTGTACAAGTCTTCTAAAAAAACTGCAGAAGATTTTCACAAAGCAGTAATGCCTTTAATAGAAAACACTGTACCGTCTATAGAAGATTTACAAATAGCAAAAAAACTTGCTGACGAATTAAACAAAAGGTTTAATTCAGATAATGTGTTTATAAATGAAATAGGTACATATGTAAGTATGTTAGATTCTGATTTGTTAAAAGATATTAAAACAGATGAAGACATTGTAGCCTTAGTAGAAGAAATACAAATGGAAGAACTGAACGAGGAAGAAAAGAAAAGAATAACTGCGCTTACAGATAATATTATAAAAAGAGGTAATGACCTGCATAAAAAGAACGAAGAAAAACAACTAGACGCAAAATATGAATTAAAAGCTATAAAAAGTTTTATAGTGAGGCAAGCAGAAAAAATAATAAAAGCAAAAGCAAAAACAGAAGCGGCATTAAAAAAATATGTATTATCAGATAAAGACATAGAAACTATAGATAGAGCATTAGCGGGTTCTACTATGCCTGTAGAGGATAAAGCTAAAGTTATAGGTAATCTAAAAACTAATAGAAAATTAATAGGTAATGTTGCTAAAAATCAAATAAGAAAATCAAACAACATACAAAAAATAAACAGTCTTCTTAAAAAATCTAGAAAACAAATACTAGATTATTTACTCAATAGAAATAGTATATTAGGATTTAATGTAACGTCTAACGAAATAAATACTATAGATGATGCTTTACCTAAAAATGGTTTTAGTAAAACACACATACAGGTATTAGAAGATACTTTTGAAAATCATGAGATTGATAAACTTTTAAGCACATTAGAATCATTAGCTGATGGGTATATGTCTCCTGCTACATATAGTAGAATACTAAAAAAATTAGCAAACACAGTTAAAGCAATAGATTTTGTTAATAGTTTATCAGAACTAAAATTTTTAAAAGATGATTTAGGCAGGTTTATAAGAGACTCTAAAGCTAGAAGAGAGTATAGAGAAAAACCAAACTTAGGGTGGATTAGAGAAGCTGTAGATAAAAGAGCTGTAAAAAAAGAGCTAGAAAGCGTTATGTCAAACAGTGCTTTTCCTGTATTTGGTAAAATTAAAAACAAAGCTGTTATAAGATTATTTAATATTATTAGATTGAATCAAGGTACTGCAGAAGGATACAAGAAAAAAATAAACATACAAAAAACTAACCTTGTTAAAAAAATTAAATTTTCTACAGAGTTTGAAGGAGAAACATATACGATTAGAGATTTAAATATATTAGGTCACATGTATATGTTGCATAAACAGTTTTTAAATAATCCTAATTCAAGTAGAGTGCCAGAGTTGTATCAAAGCTTAATAAAAACAAGGCTTGAAGACAATGATGAAGATTCTAAACAAATAATGCGTGTTTGGAACAATTTTAAAAAAGAAAACGCTAACGTACTTGACGTAGCAAAAGCAGATAAGCTATTTAAAAAATCTAATTTTGCTGATTACATAAAATTTGCAAGAAAAACTTTTGATGATTTACAAGACAAAGTAGCATATTTACAAAAATTTAGAATAAGAGATAAGATACAAATTTTTGCAGATTACGTGCCTGTCTTAAACACAAAGCAATCTGGTAATGATGCGCTAGCTAAATCTTTTAATGCAATAATATCATCTGTTTTTAATCCTGCTGCAGTAACACCTGCAAAAACAACTATATCTAGACAAACATATAAAAACAACGATGGGGATTTTACAACTCCACGTGGGGCTAAATCACATTTTGATTTAGATAAAGCTATAAGTTTTGCTGTACATGAAACTATAGATGATTATTATATAAAAGAAGGGTTAAAAGATGTAGGTATGATTTTAAATATGGCTATTAAGTTAGGTGACACTAAAACAAGAGACATATTAAAATTGTTTGAAAATACTGTAAAACAAAAAGTAGAGAACAATTATAATTATGTTAGAGACAACTCAACAATAGAAAGGTCAATTGCTACACTTGCAAATAATTTAAGTTTAAGTTTACTAGCAAACGTTAGAAGATTAGTTGAAATAGGTGCAAACACAATTTTATTATTTGGTTCACAGGTAACAAATATGTCATTTACTAAAAGCGGTATAAATAGTATGAGAGCGTCTTATGATATTGCCTATGAAGTATCTAAGGTTTTTGGTTCTGCTTTTAGAGAAAGATTTGTACGTGGTGGTTTGTCGTATTATGATTTAGAAAGAATAGGTCAATCTCCATTAGAAAAAACTATACGAGACAAATTTGCAGGCAGTGAGTTTTTAGCGCAAGGAATATTTGAGGCTAACAAAGTAACGAGCAATGTGGTTGGATACGCTCAAGGATTAGTAAGATTACCAGATGTGTATTTGACACAGCTAGTTTGGGGTAAAGTATTTGAAAATGAATACAAAAACTTAACAAATCAAGATTTTGATTTAAATAATTTAAAAGACAAAACTTGGATGCTGAACAATAGAGATAAAGTACTAGAAGCTATAAACAATGCAGACATAAACATAAGTAGAGTAATGCCAGCTGTAAAATTTGACCAAGATATACCTACAGGAAATAGAAAAGGTTTAAGCGCAACTATATTTAATTTATTTTCTACATTTAGAAAAACATTATCAAACACTTTTGTTAATTCTTGGAATAGCTTACTTGGACTAAAAGGCGGTGATTTGACTAAAAAAGAAGCAACCGCTATATTAACAGCAGGTGCAGGTTCTATTATGTTTTATAGCGTAGTTTCAGCGCAAGTTATGTCTGTTGTCGGTAGTTTATTTATGCAATGGATGGGCGCAGACGACGATGATGAAAAAAGAAAAGAAAAAGAAAGGGTTGCGTGGACTAATGGGTTAGTTGAAATAATACTATTTAATACAGCTATAGGTAAGTGGAACTCATTTGGTTACGCTGCAGCTAGTAGTTACTTAAGAAACATGGGAAGACAGTATGTTACACAAGAACCAGAATCTGCTAAAGAGCTGTTTGGTATTGCAAACAAAACTTATTTAACAAATATGACTTACGCTCCGTCTTACGCAAGTACTATACATCCTATATTTCAGTATCCTTTTTCTGTTGCAGATGCCATAAAGGCTTACGAAAAAGCGTCAGACGAAGATAAAGATGTAGCTTTTACAAATGCAGTTTTGACATTAGGTCAAGGTATGGGTGTACCGCATTCATCTGATTTAAAAATATTAGTAGGTAGTTACCTTAAAAACAATGCAGGTGTAGCAAAAAATTATAATTACGGTCCATACAAAAGAGACGTTAAGAAAAATAACAATAAAAGAAAAGTAAATAAAAGATGACAATACTACAATCAATACAACTAGCATATAAATCAAAAGGATATAAATTTTTCTCTACAGGAGCGTACAACTTAAATGTTTTTGGAATTAGAAACAACTCAAATCAGGCTGGCAAGTTTGATGATAAAGTAGGTGTGGTATACGTTGATGATAGTAACAAGCCTCATGTACACATATGGAATGCAACAACAGACCCTGGTGTTCATTGGTTATCTAATCCTTTAAACAAAGATGGTACAGCTATTATGTTAAAAGGTCAGTACAGAGGAGCGTATAAACTAGGTATACACGGTAGAACGTGGGCTAGCGGTGGTTATGATGCCTTAGAACAAGTTAAGCCAATGAAATACATAAGAGACAACAATAAAGATGATAAATTAGATTTTGACTTAGCAGATAATAAGGAAAACATAATAGAAGATATACTTAAAACAAACATACACAGAGCAAGCAAATGGAAACTTTTACAATATATAGGAAAGTATTCTGCAGGGTGTCAAGTCATCAGAAGCATAGAAGACTTTAATTTATTAATATCTTTATGTAGAAAACAGATATTAAGAGGACACGGTAATTCGTTTACATATACTTTGTTTGATAGTTACGACGTGTTTAAAAATAACTGGAAAAATTTTATATAATGTCTAAAATATTAGGAAAGATATTTGGTAATGCCGCAGGCGGTATAGTAGAAAAATTAGGAAATGTTGCTGACAAATTTATTACTACAGGAGATGAGAAAAGAAAGTTTCAAAAGGAAATGGAAACTCTTTTTATTAACGCTGAGGCAGAAATGCAAAAAAACGTTACAGAACGTTGGAAAGCAGATTTAGAACACGGTAACTGGTTAACAAGAAGTGTTAGACCTTTAGTGTTAATATTCTTAATAGTAAGTACAGTTCTTCTTGTCTTTATAGACAGTGGCTCTATACAGTTTGAAGTAGCAGAAAAATGGGTAGATTTATTACAATTAACTCTTATAACTACCGTAGGGGCATTTTTTGGAGGTCGCTCATACGAAAAAGGTCAGCGTATAATAAAAAAATAATGTATAAATAAATTAATTAATTATGTGGAGTATTTTTAAAGATGAAAATGATTATAACGAGAAAGCAATAGTAGGGTTCATATCGTTTACTGTTATGGTAGTATTTGCTATATTTGATTTAGCAACAGGCTTCTTTGGTAAAGACCTTGTTATAAATGAAATTATATACAACTCATTTGTATGGGTTTCTCTAGGTAGCTTTGGTATTGCTGGTGTAGAAAAATTTGCTGCAAAAAAATGAAAATTAAAGGAGTAGACGTAAAATCGTTGACCAAAAGGCAACAAAGCACTTTAAAAAAACATGCTAAGCATCATACTGTAAAACATATACGAAGTATGGTTATAGCAATGAGGGGTGGAGCTTCCTTTAAACAATCACATAATGTAGCCATGAGAAAAGTAGGAAAATAATGTTAAGTAAAAAACAATTAGAAATAGCAAGATTATCAGGTAACCCTAAAAAATTAGAGGCATCTGATTTTAGTAAATTAAGAAGCATGGGAAATAAAAAGAAAAAAAGCGTAGGTTACGGAAGTAACAGTCCAGCTATAGCAAAATATACAGCTATAACAGGTAAATCTGACAAGGTAAAAGGCGTCATGGGAACGAAACCTATACCAAAACTTAAATTTGGTAACAACAGTAAAAGAATGCAGTATTATTGAGGGTAACACTCTAAAACGATATAGTTCTTTATATAATATTTAAATTTGTAGAATGGCAACACTAACCGTAACATTGACAGAAACACTAACCCTTAACAACACAGAACAGGGTGGCACAACAACACAGTCTATATCAGGTGTAAACGACACACTAAAAAGAATTTTATCTGTTCCAACTACAGAAGTTAATTTATATGAAACACACGATACTAACGTAGCTGGAAATAAGTTCGATGACGACAACGTCAAGTATGTTAGAATATCTAATTTGGATTCTACAAATTTTGTTTCATTAAGAGTAAGCAACGCAAGCAATGATGAATTTGTTTACAAATTAGCAGCAGGAGAATCGTTGTTGTTGTATGGTCATAACGAAACAATGAATGCGTCTGAAGCAGCTGCTCTTACTATTGGAACTGGTGAGGCTAGCATTACAGATATTGGAGCGAAAGCAAACACTGCTGTTGTGGACGTTGAATTATTTATAGCAAGCGCGTAATGAGAAAGTGTTGCTGTGACGAAAATGTGGGGGAGTGCGACTGTGCGTGTTTTTTAGACGAAGTAAACAGAAATAAATTCGTCGAAAAAGAGCCGTCTTGCAACTTAGGAGAAGAAGATTGTTTAAGTTGTGGCAGCTAAAAGAAATTATAAAAGAGAGTACAGACTGTATCAATCGTCTACAAAGATGAAAAAATACAGAGCTAAACTTAATAGATATAATAGAAGAAGAGGCACGTATGGTAATGGAGATGGATTAGACGCCTCACATAAAAATGGTAGAATTGTTGGTTTTGAAAACCAAAGTATAAACAGAAGTAGAAAATGAGTTTATTAAATTTAAATAACGACCCGCCTAATGTAAGCGCTGCTAATATGGCGTTATCTGAAAAGTTTGCTAGTCAAGCAATACCTTCACGTGTTGTTCCTATGTTTGATAGAGACCAAGGAAAAATGGTTATGACAGAGTTTGATTTTGGTGGAAACTTTGAAAAAGCTAATGAATTTATGAAAAGAAGAATGAGGATTGGAGGTTCAGCTTTTCCTTTTAGCAGAGAAGGTAAAGCGGATGGCATGTTATTTAGTGATTTTATGGGTTTACCACAAGGAAAACAAGACACAATGCTAAGAGGTGTAGTAGATAACGTTGTTAGTAGTTTAGGTAACTTAAGAAGTGAATATAGAATGGGAACAAGTGGTGTTGGTAAAACAAGAGAAGCTTCTGGTGGATTAAACATGTATAATAATATTGTTGATGAAATCGGAAAATTAGGAAATAAAGGAAAAAGATTTGCTGGAGCAATAAGAGGTCAATCTGGTAAACTTTTTGGTAACAAAACTGATAATTTAATAGCTAAAATAAGAGAACAATTTGGTGACAAAGGTTTACAAAAAGTTGTAAACAAAGTTCCAGATTTAAAAATGTATATTGATTTAGTAAGAGGAGCAAGAAAAGAAGATAATTAATATATTTTAACCATATAAGATTTTTTCTTCATTCTTTCGTCTGGCTGTATTATAATTGCCTTACAGTATTTAGGGCTATCGTCTTTAAACCACTTTAATTTTTTCACTAACACATCTTCTAAATATTTTATCATTATAATAGTATTACTTACATCTAATCGACTGTTGTATTTCATTTGTATTTTGTATGTGTCTTGCTTTGGTTTTTTATATTGAAGTAATTGTAAATAAAAAAAGTTGTGCCACTCGTCTCTTTGTTTTTTTCTTTTTGACCAATGTGCTTGTGAATATAAAGAGTTTAGGCTGACATGTTTGTCTTGCCAATAAATTTTAATCATATTTTCTTTTCTTCGTAGGTCATAGTATAATTACAATCTTTAAATATACCTTTACTAGGGTCGTAATCTAAAGATACATAATTAATTTCCCCGTGTCTGTTTTTAGCTAAATGCACCTCACACAAATTAGTAATGTCATCGCCGCCTTCATTTTGATTTATACCATAGTATGAGGGTCTATACAAAAACAATACCTGGTCTGCATCTTGCTCTATAGCACCAGAATCTCTCAGGTCTGAGAGCTTAGGAACTGTAGAAGACCTACTCTCAACAACACGTGAGAGTTGTGAGAGCACGATAATAGGTATGTTTGCATCTTTAGCTGCCAGCTTCAGCTGCCTCGATATATTTGTTATTTGTTCGTATTTAGAGTTTCCAGATTTTTCTGTTATAAGTTGCAAGTAATCTATAATAACTAAATCTATATTTTTTAATCTTTTTAAAGTTAATATTTTGTTGTGTATAATAGACATACTTACTATAGGTTTATCGTCTACGTATATGTTTTGTGTAATGTCTCCCAAATTGTCAAGCACATTATTTTTTTCCTTATCTGACAAAGACATTGTGTTTACTTTTCTTTTTGAAATATCTAAGCTTGTTGAAATAATTCTTTTTGTTAGTTCTTCTCTTGACATTTCTAAACTCACAAACAAACAATTCTTTTTATGTCTTGCTCCATTGATAGCTAAGTTTATTGCAAAATCTGTTTTACCCATACCTGGTCTTGCGGCTAATACAATCATACAACCTCTCATCCATCCTCTTGTGTAAAAGTCTAAATTTGAATAACCTGTAGGCACGCCTTTGCTTTCCTCTTTCATGTCTATGTAATCAATAATGTCTTGTGATATATCTATCGTTTGTTCTTGGTTAGACATGTTTGTTTCAATGCTTTGTATTTGTTTTTTTACTTCGTCCATTATTTTAAATGGGTCATTTTCTTCCTCTGATATAGCTGTGTTTAAATAAAACATAGTCTTAGTAAGTTCGTTGTATGACCAAGATTGTATAAGGGCTAAAATAACCGAATCTATATTAGTTGTGTGGTCTGCTTTATTTGTTATCTCTAATAGTTCTACTGCGTTAACTTTTGTTTTTATTGCATTGAGTACACTAAAGTTGTCTATTGGTGTGTTTTTTTCTTTGAGTGCTTTTATCTTATCGTATATGTATTTATTTTTTTCCTCTGTAAAGTGTTGCGCCTCTACTCTAGATAAAATTATTTCCTGTTTGCTTTTGTCGTCTATTAGTACTCCTAATATTCTTTGCTCTACATCAAGTGTAGAGATGTCTCTGCCGTGTATCATATGTATTTGATTTTTGTTCTGTTTCAATTTCGTCATTCCACCGTTCTCCATTTATGTATGTAGACGGCATGGGTATATATTTTTTTTCTACGTTTTTGTATCGTAACTCTAAATTATCATCAAGCATCTTTTGTAGTTCCTTTTTGTTTTTAGACAAACTTACAAATGCTTGTAATGTTTTCTTTTTATTCTTCTTTACAGGATATGTTTTCCACCATTCTTCAAACAAAATATTATTTATACTTGTATTTATATTTGTATTGTTAAGTACGGTTTCAACTTTTCTTGAAGGGGGTTTCAAGTTTTCTTGAAGGGGGGTATCAGATTTTTCCATATAGGTAATCAATGTCCTTCTGCCCGCCTTAGTGTATTCTGCTTGTAAAAATCCTTTAGCAATTAAAGAGCTTATGACTTCACTAATTCTTGCTCTAGATAAACCAAAAAATTCAGCAAAATATTTATTAGTAGCAAAACAACTACCGTTCTTATGTAAGCTATTTATTTCTACTAGCAATACCTTTTCTCTAAGTGTTAACTCTTTAGATAACCATATATCTTTTGGTATCCACACTCCTTTAAAATCTCTTTCTTTAGCCATCTTTTTTACAAAACTTACATCTTTTCTTTTCTAACACAGTTCTATTGTAGCAGACGTTACAAAACCTAACATCTAAAAACAAAGTAACTATGTATGCTATTATTCTATTCATATACAAAAGGGGGCAGATTAAAGAAGAATTATATGAAAGAATCTACAATGCACCGCCCCCATGTTGTTATTAAACCAAACTACCTAAAAAGGTAAATCGCCCTTTGCATCTGGAACAGTTGCAGGGGCAACTTCTTTTTGAGCTACCGCCTCTGATTTGTATGGCTCTGATATAGTGCCATTATAACCGTTGCCGTTTTTGTTTAGCCAAAGCGCTACGTCTTTGACCTTTTTCCCATCCACTTCTATAAAGCCTTTAAGTGCTGGGGCTTTGTCATTGTTTGAATCGTTTTTAAATACTGCGATTCTTGTTCCACTTTTTTCCATATAATATAATTAAAAAGTTAAAAAAAATTAAAAATTAATTCTGTGATTCCACTTCAAGTAATTCCTTACAAGTCTTACTTTCCGTATGAATTTCTTTTCGTTTGTATTTACACATACCGTTATTCTTTTCATAAGGTCGTCTAAATACTTTTCGCTTACTCCTAAATTAGTAAGTATTGTTTCTTTGTCGTAACCCATATCCAACGCCACAAAAGTCATAACCATTTCGGGCATTGTTTTTACACCCTCTACTATTTTGCTAGCCACCCAAGTCTTATCCTTGTCGGGATGTAGCACAAAGTTTTTTCTAATAGCCTGTTCTAATACTAACCAATTATTTTTTTCCATTTCTATAAGTTACATATAATCTTCTGTTAAAAGAAACTTTTCCTTTATCATCTGGCAATTCTACCATTCTTACGTTTTCTTTTTGCATATACTGTCTTATCTTGTTCTGTACTAATTTAAGTTTTTTGTCTATAGGTTTTATATCTTCTTTGTAACCGCTATATTCTTCTACCATATCTACAAATTTTTCATCCGCTACCATTCTGTTAGACGGGTCTATTTTCTCTAAATAATTTTTATTGTAGTGTTTTGCGCAACCATCCGTGCCATCTACTTCGGGTCTGATTTCGTCTAACCCCATTTTCATTTGTTCTTCGTTCGTTGCGTTCTTAATAATATCTTTGCCGTGTTCCAACAATTTATGAAAATGATAACTTTCTGTTATGATTTGCTCTATTAACTCTACATCTAGATATACCTTAGCGCCTTCTATCTTTTTTAAATCTACTTGAGAATATATCTCTGCATAGATGTTTTCATTTAATGGAGTAAAAACTGTACAGTAGTGTAAACATTGTAGTATGTATCCGTAAGGTATTCCATTCTGCCACATGTTATGTTGCTGTCCGCTTATTGTTTTACACTCTACTATAGCTTTTATTGTTTGAGGTAATTGATTAAAGTTTTCTATCAATGGATTTATTGTATCCCATTGACAGTCTTTATCAAAACACACGCCATCGGGATTAGCTACTAACCATGGGTATTGGTCATTCCATATAGTATAATTAAAATCAAATATTTTTCTTTGCTTTTCTTTCTTGTATGTGTTCTCTATAGTTTTTTCGGGATTTTCGAAATCATAATATTGTGCAAAGTTTCTGACGCTTTCTTCATACATTACACCAAAGTATACACTCCAATTACTACTTAGGTCTGGACTTGGAGTTAACCCTAGCTTTTGGTCGAAAAGTTGAGGCTTGCTTGCATATGGATTTACTCCCATAATAACACCCATGTCGCTACCGCCTATAGCGGTATCATTTATTTCTCTTATCTGTAACCACTTTAATCTGTCTTCGTGTTTTGTTAGGTCGCCGTACTTTATAATAGTGTAGTTAGTATCGCCACACTCTACATTATACTTGTTCATAGTACTGTTGTTTTAGTTTTTGTTTTTTATAGTTAAGCTTATCAAAAAGCTTGTCGTCTTTTGTGCCTTGAAAATCAAACTGATAGTGATGTTCTCTGCACAATAAAACTATGTTGTCTTCTAAAAACTTATATCTAGGATACGCGCCTTTAGAAAGTATATGAGCAAAGTAAAAAGTCTTCGCCTCATATCCTAAATTTTTTTTACAAACGTAGCATTTATGATTTCTTTTTTGCCACACTCGTCTGAACAGTTCTTTTTGGGAGGACATTTTTCAAATTATTTACTAACTTGTTTTCATCTTTTTCTTCTATAATCTCATCTTGTCCAAAGAAACCGTACTTATAGAGACCTGTTAATTTTAAAACTGCTCTAGATAATGCTCTTTTTTCTGCTGTTGCTATTGGGTATTTATTTACACAATTCATTGGGCTTGCCTCACCATATGTTTCTATTGTTCTATTGCCTAACTTTCCTGTTGCTTTAACTCTTATGAATTGCATCATTCTGCCTTCGTTCTGTACAATATCTTCATGCAAATCAAACGTTACGGACACATTATAATGTGCTTGTATCTTCTCGATACCATTTCTTTTAATTACTTTAAATCCACGTGGGTCGTCATATAAGTCTTCTCTTACCAAACCCGCCTGTGTATATAGTTGATTTTTTAATTCAGCTTCTGTCATGTTTTAAAAATTTGTTAATAATGTTTTTGTTTATAGCGTCTTCTAACACACTATCCCATGCTATAATTTTTTTTATTTTAATATTGTCTTGTGATGTGATAAGCTTAGACTTTAGCCTGTGTTTCTCTATTATGTTTGGATGTTTAGTTTTCATATATTTTTTAAACGAAGAGAAATTTGCCAGACTTTTTTTGTTTGACATTTTGTCTATGTCCAGATTGATGTTCCAATCCTTTACTCTTATTGTATGAAACTTTTGTTTTGCTCTCATTTAGTACTTTAAATAGAGCCTCTACTACCCCTACTAATAAAGATACTAATAATATTAGTAATATATTATGTTTTATAAATTTTCTCATATCTGTCGCTGTGTATTTTTTTTAATATTTCTTCTTGTTTCTTATTAGGATAATGTACAAAATGCGAAGCTATACTATTGCCTCCAAACAAATCTGACCTAATACCGCCCCACATCTTGAACATTTAAATAAACTAATAATAACACAAATGAAAAAAACTTCATTAGTCAAAACTAAGAAATAAAATTCATATTAAAAAATTTTTTTCATGAAATCAGCGTGTTTCTGTCGCCTGTGCTTTTCATTGACAGCTACATATGAGTTAAAAGCTACGCTGTTCTTTGAGTGACCGCTAAATGATTTAACTGTAGCCTCGTCTACACCGTTCATTAACATTTCAGATATAAATGTGCTACGTACTTTATGTGGTCTAATAAAATCTTTTATGTCTATAACTTCATGCGACCTTGTTCCGTCTGCTGACACTTTATCTTTAACAACCTCGCCTTTTATATTAGTGCTGTTTACCCACTTTTTAAAAGCATAGTATAAAGAATTTCTATCGTGTCTTGGAAATATTTTTTTTGCTTGTTTTTTACTGTTAAAACTGTCGCTTTTATTTTGCACCACACGTGATGATAGTAAACGCGCAACCGTTCTAGTTATAGGTACTGTTATAGTAGCGCTGTTTGTTTTACTAGGACAATAATGTATAGAGCTAGTAGTAAAATTATCTTCTGATATATTTTCTATGTCTTTAATTCTTGCGCCTGTGATACTTAACAATAAATATAACATAGCGCCGTCATCATCTTTTGCCTCGTCTAGTGCTAGTTTATTTAATTTTTTGTATACGTCAGTAGGAATTGTCCTAACAGGGTTGTCTAACTCCACCATATTAAAATGCTTAAAAGAGCATTTAATACCACTTTCGTCTGCATACTTTAATACAGATTTTATATAACGCATATAGTTGACAGCTGACTTATTAGAAAAGCTAAGTAAATATTTCTTAACAGCATCTGCGTAATGCACATATTTAAGTTCGTGCTTTGCATTTTTATTAATGTTGTATGTGCTTATTTTTAAGTCGCCTATATCATTTATCATTTTAGCAACTTGATTGTGGTATCTTTTATAAGTTACCATTGTGTTTTCTGAACGCTTCAAAATCTTGTTTTGTGAATATTCATGTTCAGAATATTTTTTACTCATTGTAAGTAATGTTTCCATATATCTAGTAGTTTATATAACAAAATTAAAAGATTTTAATATGAAAACAAAGTAATAGGCTCAGTAGTTCCAATTCCTACGTTTCCCGTGCAGGACACACAATATACGTAAAATCTGTACTCTTACGTATATAAGAGTATTGTAAGAGTATGCTCTTACGGTATATTTACCCAGAATACTCCAGCTCCTGACAAATTCCTGAAGCTCTTTCGTAACAAAACTTTTGCGGGTAATGTTAGTTTTGGCATAAAAGTTGTAGTAGTAATAGTAGGGAAACAAATGTTCCCGCCTTGTATAACGATAGACTTATAGCTATCATAAATTTTATATTATGACTTTATTACAAAACAGAATGAACAGCGCTTTTGATATTTTATTTAAAGACGCATGGGGAGAACTAACAAACGATTATGTTCCCGCATTAAATAGTAAAATCCATTATCCTATTGACATATACGAATATGAAGATGGTATGAAACTTGAAATAGCCTGTGTAGGACTAAACAAAAGTGACATAGACATTAACATAAACGGGGATGTTATTAGTATTTCATCAGACAAACAAAAGAAAGATGACACCGCCTCTGCAATTTGGTACTGTAAAAACATTACTCGTCGAGGTTTTAAACATGAGTACAAAATATCTACGCGTTTTGATTTGTCAAAATCTAACGCCAACATGGATAAAGGTTTATTAATAATTGACATACCGTTTTCGGAAAACAAAAAACCAAAAACATTAACAATAGACTAACCTTTTCCAAATACTTATCCTTATCCTTAGACTTCAATGAGGGTCAATGAGGGTCAATGAGGGTCAATGAGGGTCAATTAGGGTTCTTTAGGGTTTCTTAGGGTTCTTTAGGGGTTCTTTAGGGTTTCTTAGGGTATGGGTAATTACAAATTTTTGTGATGATAGTAAAGAGCAATTATATAGTTGCTCTTTTTTTTATATTGATATTTCTCATCTGGTTCTGACTGGAGGTTGGGACTCATATCCTGAACTCTTAGATATAATATACTACCTCTTACAAACTCTTACATTAGTGAGAGTATAGTAAGAGCGTAATAACTCCTCCTTCCTTCTCACTGCTGGTTAAAATCTCTCACCTGCTTAGATAAAATTTTTTATAATTTGTAAATTTTCCATAATGGCACAAATACAGGTATTTTGGCTAAAATTTTGTTATTTGCTTAAAAACGAACTCCATACATGCGCTCTAACAGACTATCTCAATGTAGTTGGTATGTTGGTATCAAAAAAAAAGGGAGCTTTTAAACTCCCCAAAATAATACACGTGCGTAAAGATACTAAAAATTACGCATTTTTAATTGTTTTAAATTTATCTAATATCTCGTCTATCTCTTCAACCACATCTTTCATCTCACGCCTTACATTAGATAAGTATTCTGTCTTGCCACTTTTATAATAATTAAACTTTACGTCTAGTGTTTCGTAGATTCTATCCATCATAAAATCTTTATGATTATAAGTTTCTTTATCAGATAAATATTTCATAATAATTTATTTAGTTAACAATTTATAATACAATATAGTCTTTTCTACTGATTCATCTATTTTGTGCCAAAGGTCTGATTCAGTATCATTTTGTGAAAATTCTATATACATTTTTATAACCTTACGGCTATCTTCTAAATACTTTAATTGTTTTTTACTCATTGTTTTCCTCTTTATATATTGATTCGTCTCTTATCTTCTTAACTTCATCATTTATAATAAACGTAGCATCAATATGTTTTTTGAACATTTTAATTTTACCGCTATCCCTAACGTGTCCGACAATCATGGTCTTTAAATGCGTTATCTTGTCGTCATCATCGGGCTGTATATAGCCATCGCCTTTCAGCCCTTTCGTAAAATTATAAAAGGACTGAAACAATACAACGTCATACTCAAAATATATACTATTAGTCATTGCTTTTCTTTTTTAAATTATAATCTTTAGCTAGAATAAACATAGCATTAGCAATATCCTCTCTCATAGATTCAAAAGTATCTACTAATAATTCCATAGCCTCGTCATTACTACACTCATATAACTCCTTTACATTATTTATGTGCCATAATTCACATGTTTGCCATCCTTTATCCTCTAAAAACTTTTTAGCTTTCCACTCTTTATCAGTTATTACCATTACTAACCCCCTCTCCATCTTGTAACAATGTTTTGCCCGCTACAGATAACTTATTACTAGGTATCTTAAGAAACGTATAACCCTGTTTTTCTATCTCACTCTTTTGCCTTAGTTCTTCCTCTATCTTACCAAACTTTACTACACATTTTTTCAGAACGTAATACATATTTTTTCTGATAATGTAATAGTCGCCTTTGCTATTTGTTTTTTCTATAGTATCGACAGCTAAAATCATTTCTTTAATAGCCTTAAACATAAAGTTATATTGATGTATATAATCATCAAACTTTAAGTCTTTCATGTCGCTTACTAATCTATTAGAATTAATTAGCGCATCGCGTTCCTCTTTTGGTAAAAACTGCGCAAGAAACTCAATCTCTTTCATTGGCTCTGCACAATCGCTTAATATCCATTTTGCGTACTGCTCTTTAAACCCCCCCATTGTTACCCCCTTTCTTTTGTTTATCATACATCTTCTTGTAATCTTGCCCCCACGCTTTAAATAATTGTTCTAGTTGTTTAATGGACGCTTGCTCTCCTTGAGAGCCTGCGCCTTTTTTATTTGTTTTACTCATAGTTTTAATTGTTAATTAATAATCTTTGTATTCTTGTTCTAATTAGCCTAACAATATTGTTAGTCATTTGATTAAAATTTTTGAACTGCACCCAATCTTTGAACATCTCATTAGTTTTATATTTTGTTCCTATACCTATTTGCATTGGTACAAAACCCATTGAAGATATTTTATCTACAGCCCACTTAGTTTCAGCGACAGCTTTTCCGCCCGCTTGATTTACCCATTTAGTATCATAGCTTACGCATGGCAAACCATCAGACAAAACAATAAATAAACATTTGCTATCTGTGTGCTTTCGTACACGTTGCGCGCTGTCCATAATAGATACATAGTCAGCGTTAGCGCATCTACCTCTAATATTAGTTAGGCTAGCATCGTTGTTTATGTTATTCTCTTTATAGATATATAGGTTATCAGAAAACTTACTATCGAAACCGTATATAAATAACTCTAAGTCATCTATAGTCTTAAGAGCCTCATTAAACATAATGGCTATCTTTTTAGCTATTTCGTACTTAGGCACATCATCTATCCAATCGTTCATGCTACCGCTCTCGTCTATTAATAAACAGATAGATAACTTTTCCTTTGTGCCGTCTGATTTTCTACTATACACAAACTCGTCTCCGATATAACCGTCAACTAGTTTATCTAATTTACCGTTTCGCTGTGACTTCTTAATATCATTGTGTGCTGTCATCTGAACACGCAAAGCGTTAGATAATCTTTTGATATTAAACTTACAGTCTCTTTTAATCAAACCATATTCGTGATGGGATAAACCGTCTTCGTTAACTGTAGGAACTATCTCTTTACTCATAGAGGAACTAACAGTACCCGCGACACTATCGCGCCAATCAACGATATTGCTTTCTAAATCTTTGACTTGCTTATTACGTGTCGTTTCTGTAGATTTTTTAGCTACTTTCGTTTGTATTCCAATAGGACTTGCCGAGCCTCTTTGCTTTTTAGCTGTAGAAGAACTTAAAATTCTGTTAATATCGCTAGCGTCATATTCGCCCCATCTTAAAGAACTTTTTAATTGTTCTTTTAAATCATCTAGCTTTTCCCAATATTCGTCTTTTAACTTTTCAGCTTTTTCGTCTTTATATTTGCTAGGCTTATCCTCTATCTTCTTTAATTTATCAAGTACGCTCTCTCTTTCTTCTTTTAATAATTCCTTGCAAATTTCGTCTACCTGTTCCCAGACACTTTTTGGAACTTGCCCGTTACCGTTGCTACTCTTAATACTATTGAGAGTACTCTCAGATATACTCTTATTGTTCTGAGAGGTAAAATTATCCATGTGATACCTGGAAATTAAATCGTAGATTTTTTTACCACGTATAGTCATTTGCTTATAAGACGTCGGGTAATCTTCTAAAATTTCTGTTACTTCTTCTAAGAATTTTCTATAGTCAATATTAGATTTAGCAAGCTTATAATTCTTAACGCATTCTTCTAACACGTTTAATGTATCTTCAACGTGTTTTGGATACCTCACTAACAATAACACTAGGTTAATCATGTTACCTATAGTGTTATTTATAACATCATCATTTTCATTATCGGGTGTCTTGTATAGTTTATCGAAATAATAATTTTTGATACTAGCTAAACAGTCACTATATCCGACGTAGTCATCTACGATTTTGCGCTCGATTCTTTCGTCTTCTAAGATGTTTAATATGCTGTGATGTATATTATCTATAGACCTAACACTTTTGAAAGGCGTATACATTACGTGTGCGCTTTCGTGCGTTACTTCGCCATAGACTACGTCTAGTTTTTCCGACGTCGTTAAATTTCTATCAGATAAAACCTTTGTAGCAACGTTAATAATACGTCCGTCTGTAGAATTTTCTTCTTTAGTAAATACTAAAGAGGCTTTTTTATCTACGCCTAAGTTATTCATTCTAGCGCGACAAAGTTTATAAGCTTTGACGTCTAAATTGTTTTTGCTTACGTTTCGCGCAATGTATCCCGCGCCCGTCTGACCGCCAAAGTCTATAAGACCCGTACCGTTTTTGACGTAGGAGTTATTTCTGTCGTTAAATAATCTATCTATATTAAAAGTCATCCTAGCCGAATTGTTTAATTAAATCTCTAATCTCGTCCTGTTCATCATCTTGGTATCCACTTATAATAGAATACTCAACAGCATCAAGAAAGCTTTCGCCACACGATATATAATCGCCCGCGTCTATTAACTCACGTAAAGAGGTAGCCCTGTTTAATGTTTCTTCCTTACATCTCTCACGTATCTTTTCAGCTATCTTAACTAACTTCTGAGCATCTTCGCTAGATATACCGCATCTTTTAACTAGTACGTCAGCCTCAATTTTAGACGGTAGATAGTCAATCTGTACCTTAACAAAACGCTGTCTTAACGCTTCGTCTAGTGTCTTTGTTCCTGTATACTGATAGCCCTCATTTGCTGTAGCTATAATCATACATGAACTGTCAACTTTAGCGACGTTATCGCTGTCGCTCTCACTATATGGGTTAGTAAGTATCTTCCTATCGTCTAAGACGCTGAATAAATGATTTCCCGTTTCCCTTGTCGCTCTCGTTATCTCGTCAAGTAATATAATACCGCCTCTTTGTATGTTATTATAAAAATGCGCTTTGTCAAAATAGCTAGAGCCATTTTTAATTCTATGTGAGCCAAACAGACCCGCCGTGGCGTCTGTAAATGCTGACATATCAAATATCTCAATATTAGATTTAATAGCCTCTGCAAACCTTTTGACTAATTCGGTTTTTCCTGTACCGCTTGCGCCTGTAAGTAAGACATTTTTACGTAAGACTAAAACGTCAATTATTAATCGTTTCCATGTTTTTGGCTCAACATAGAAACCATGCTTTTTAACTGTAGGCGCTTTGACTTTCTTAAATAAACTTTCAGAAAGTTTTTTTCTGTCTGTCTCATTGCCTGTTAAATAAGCTAAATTAAATTCGCCTTTGCTTTTTACTAGAGTTTTAATAATAGGCTTGTTTGTTTGCGTTGTCGTTGCCTGTTTTGGCGTCTCGTTTAATTCTACTTCGTAGCCGTTGCGTTTAAATCGCATTAGTGCTTCGTGTTTATTGAGCGAAGAGCCTTCCGCCATTAATTTGGTTTCAATTAGCGCCTTTCTCATTGATGGAAAAGTTATCTTTTCTTTTCCTTTTATGAGCGTTATTCCGCGCGCGTTCCAAGGTGTTGTTTTCATGTGTATTATTTTAATTCTAGTATATGCTAGAGACTAGCGCCCGCGCGCTAGTTTCGATTAATAAAATCTCGTCAGTCTAGCTACGTTTTTTAATTGGTTTAAATTTTACCCTTGATTTACTCATTTTTTTAATACCAACTAAAGAACTTTCTTTGCTTGTGTAAAACATTCTATCAACTTTAGGTATAGAGAACGTGCGCTCGTTTTCCTTTGTTAATTCTTTAATTGTTTCCTCGTATTTACTTAAAGAAACCGACGCACCGCCAACAATTTTAACCTCGTTTTGAGGTTGTTTTATTATAGCTTCCATGTGTGCATGTTTAATAATTTGCGCGCCTGTCGGTCTTACTTGAGTCATCTGTTTAGCTGTTGAAACGCTGTATCTGTCTTCCGTTTCATACCAATTTTTTGTTTTATATGAGTAAATAAATACGGGATAATAACCATATGATTTGACTACATATAATTTATTTGTGCCTATAATTTCTCCGCTTAAATTGTTCGCTTTAAATTCTGTTAATGTGTTAACATATTGAGAGGCGTTTTTATTACTTGTTTTTTTCATTGTGTATTATTTAATTTAAAAATTGCTTAAGACCTAGACAAAAAGCCTAGGTTTCGAATATTTAATTCTCGTCAGTTAAGCTTTTTCAAGAATTATATTTGTCTCTGATTTCTTGCATAATAACCAAAGATGAAAAGCCAAAAATTTCCACCATTCATCGCATAAAAAATCATACATTGTCTCGCTCATGTTATCTTGAAATTTTTTATCAAGGTTAAGAATCTCGCAAAACTTTGGCACGATATCAGAATAATAAAAGTCAACGCTAATGGCTAGACCTTGCAACCATTCCGCCATTATTGAAACTCTACAACCTTTAAACCTTTTAATATTATTTTCAAAACAGTATTCAGAATTAAAACGCTGTAAAATATAATTTAACTTTGAATCGTCACTTTTATAAGTATCATCTTCTAGACCTTGAATGGCGTCTTCTTGCTCTATACATTCAAGTAAATAAGCTTTGACGTTCTCTCTAATTTTAAGAGCGTTTTCATTGTCGTTATTGTAAAGGTTTAAAAATTGTCTGTAATCGTTTTTAATTGTGTTTGTCATATGTGTATTATTTAAGACGCTTTCGCCTATGTTATTTAGTTGGGCGTTGGCGTCGGTGTTTGTGTTT